CACGCTTTTTGCATATTCAAGAGCAGATTGCTCCCGACGTTCTGATTCACGCAGTCGAGCAGTTAGCTTGTCTATTCGTTTTTTAACCTTATCCGAATAGTCATCTAAATCATCTGAGCTAGGGGCAGCTTGATTTCCTTCAACAACAGGTTTTTCTTTTTCAGCGACTTTGGCATCAGTGCCATCGTCGTTCATTTCAACCGTTGCCTCTTCTTCATTCTCACCAACATCAAACTCAAGTTCTTCGTTTTTTGGCTCTGCCATCAATCTCTCCTTACATGTGCAAAATGTTTTCGGGATCAGTCACTATCCCTAAAATTTCGTCATCATTGAGGAGCCGGATTTCGCCTCCGTCAATCTGAATGCGTGATCCGGCATATCGGCCAAAGATCACCCAGTCACCTTCCTTGCACCACGGGCCGTCTGGGAACTTAGACGCATCCGCGTATGCCAAAGGCCCTGCCTTCAACACATACCCTACATTGGTAGCCAGTTGTGTTCTTTCCTGCGTTTCCTTGGCCAGCATAATGCCGCCCTTGGTGGTTGCAGCACCTCGGTATGGAAGTAAGGCAAGACGCCAGCCCGTCGGCTGGGGGATCAGATCAAGAACGCTTTGCTCAATGCCCTCGTCCTTTACCTTTCCATCTTCGGTGTAAGCATCGTTCAGAGAGGGCTTGGCATCTTTCTTTTCGGTCTGCCATTTCTCTTCCAATGCCGTTAAGTTAGGCTCAGATTGCATATAGTCTCCTTTTAGTCGTCTGAGTATTTCTTAACTTCGTTACGAATAACCTCATCAATGAGGCGAATACCTTCCAGACGACCCATAAGGAAACGATAACGCTCCATGTTGGAGACGTTTCCGTTCAACACAAGTGCTTCTGTGTCCGATTCTAGCTTTCTAATTTCTTTTAGAACGCGCTCGGCGAACTCCAGCATGGTCGTTTTCCCATGTAAGCAGACGGTTTAATGCCACCGTCTGGAAGGCTTAGTAAATCTTTACTTTCCTGTTGCCGTCGCGTTTCCTGACAACTCGAGGTTTTGGCTTTGATGCGGCCTTAACCGGACCACCCTTAGCCATTTTGCGCGACTTACCTGCTTTGTTCAGAGCAATAGCCACCGCCTGTTTTTGCGCGGCTTTCTTACTGGCAGGTCTACTGGTGCCTATCTTACCTTTTTTCTCATAGGTTTTAACCAGTTCTTTTACATTTTTACCTATTGTTTTATTACTTTTTCCACTTTTAAGTGGCATTTTAGCCTCCTTTAGGGGCGTAGATACGTTCTCTGGCTACCGCTGACCTTTCAGACGCGATCTTTTCCTGAGAGGCAATGCGTGCGTCATTGGCTTGAGCGTTCTCTTGAATACGCATCTGTTCGTTCTGCAAGCTCTGCTCCTTCAACGCGATATCTGCCTGATCCTTAGCAGCACGTTGCTCGAGTTCCTGAGCCTTCAGTGCTACCACGGGGTCTTGGCCACCCTCTTCGCCACCGCCGGCTAACTGAGATTGCATCTCTTTCATTTCCATCATGTACTGAGAAACCTTGAGAGCTACGGTGGCCTCACGCTGCATGTCAGAGACCATTTTGTCGGGATCGTTGCCGTACTGCGTAAACAGTTCAGCTTCTGCATCCTCTTCAGCCTTTAACTTGATGTGGTCCAGAATATGCTTCTGCAGCTCGGTAGCTGCTAGGGGATTGGCCTGAACTAAAGGCGACATGCCCATGATCAGGTGTGATGCAATGTGAGAGTCATGCTGCTGACCAGCAAAAGCCTGCAGCTGCTTGCCGTCTACTGCATCGATGTTCTCGCTGGCAGGGTCTTTTGGCATCTGATTGGTCTGAACCTTCAGGATGCCGTCGATGTCCCGCACGTTCATTGCCTGATACACACGGTAGTACGCCTCGTACATGTTGTGCATCTGTGGGGCGCTCTGAGCCAGCTGGAGCTGCGTTTGTGCCAAGGTAATACGCTGAGCAGCAGAGAAGATATTCGGGTCCGCTACGGGCAACACAGCGACCATGTTGTCGAAGTCGCAACGCTTGACTGAACGACAGGCTCCCGGCACGTCATACGGATACTCATCCGGCAGATACTCGCCAAATCCCTTGAACAACATCTCGAACTCTTGGGTCTGTGCGTAATACAGCCGCTTATGGATAGCTGACATCACCATCGAGCCACGCTCCAGCAGGGCTACTGTGGTGCCCACAGCGGCCTGTTGGTTGCCATCCCCTACCTGCATGTCTGCGGTGCTTGCAAGACGCTTACCGGCGTCTACAGTGAAGCCTAAGAGCGAGAAAAGGGTCTGGCTTGGCTCTTTGTAAGGCATTGGCAATAGAGAACTGCTCAATTCTGCCCCGCCAGCGTCAATATCGCGCCACTCACCCGGCTGAATCGGGTTGTTATCGTCCGCTATACGCGCTCCCTTAGCTTTAAAGCCAGCAGGCAGGTTAGATAGCGTACCTGCGTCCAAAAGCTGCCTGAGAGCGGCTGTAGCGGTCTTAGAAAGGCCACCAATCAGGTGTACAAAGCCTAAACCGTAGGCTCCGGGGCCTTCTACCAGCACATAATGCACAAAATACTCTTTTCGGCACTTGTATTCGTCGCCTTCGTTCCAGTTTCTGCAAATTTTCAGCACTTGGCCGGTGTTTTCGTCCAATGTAACGACGTAAGGCAGCCTAATTCCGGTCGGATTGCCCTTTTCGTCCACGTCTTCATAGCCCGGAATGTCTAAATCGACCTGAAACTCCAACAAAAACAGCTCTTCAGGCTCTCCGGTGGCCTCAACGCCCACCAAACGGTTTACAGCAGCGCCAATTTCGTCAACATTTTGGCTTGCACCATCTGCATCAAGCTCAATATCGCGATATTCACCCGCCACAACGCGCTTTTTGAACTCATTTGTGTCCATTGTGATGCGGTGAGTGATACGACGACACTCTGACATGACACTGGAGCCGTTGTAGGGTATGTAAAGGTCGTCAGGAAGCACCACTCGGCTGACCATGCGGCCTAGTGGGTAGTCGTAATAGACCTTTTTAAAGGCAGAACCACCGTATCCTGTGTAAAACAGCAGCTGATCGAACTCCGGTGTGTACTCTTTCATCACCGTCGTGATCTGATAGTTCATGAAATCCTGAACACGAGACGCCTGCTGGACCTTATCCAGCGTCTCCTTGCCCATTGTCTGGGTTCTGACAGGACCACCCGCCGGCATCAGCTCCTTAAACGCCTGCGCTTGGAACTGGACGATAGATTCGGTAAGCATTGGGTGGACAGCACCAGTCGCGCCACGAAATGGCTTCGTGCGCTCTTCAAACTTCAGGCCCAACAGGTCAAGGCCCTTAGCGTACATCTGCTCCCAATCCCCTCGAGAACTCTTGTCTGCCTCGAAAAACGCCAATAAATCCAATGAAATCCGAGCTAAGTCGCCGTCGTCCATGTCTTCGGCAAGGTTGTCATAGAAGTCAGGGTCTTTTTCTGGAACCAGCTCTATCTCAAACTCACCGTCGTCAGGAAGCACCACCTCGATTTCTGGCATGTCTTCCATGTCATCTACGACAGAGACCGTCGTATTTGGAGCAAGGTTCACTACTTTATCTATTGGCATGGTCTTGTCCTAGATATATGTTCTGTTGTCGTCTTTGCGGTCTACGTCGCCGCCGCCTTTAAAGTATCGAGTGCCCTGAGGTGTTTTAATTTCGTGTTCAGGACTTTCTACTGGTCTTGTTTCGACCTTCTTGGCTAAAACAAGCGGACCTATTTGAATTACCTGCTCTGCATTGGCTACAGGCATTCCATCTGACTTACGGTAAAAATAGCTGTGACGGAAAGGATTCATACCTACTTCAGTCCACTGATCTGCATCAGGCGCTGTTCCGTCCAAAATATCCTGAGCTAGTTTTTCAATGGCTGCAGAATCATGATTTTCCCAACTGCCGTTAATCCTAGCGATTGTTCCTTTTGGTCCTCCTGCTGCCATATTCAAAGCAGCTTTCGGATTAGATACAAACTCTACCCCATTTAAGACTGCGGTTTGTCCGTATCCCACAGCTAAACCATTCTTAACACTGCCATCGTGTAAAGTCACAACCCATGTGTCGTTTGTTTCATAAGCAGGAATGTCTAGTCGAGAAGAGATCATAGTGCCATCTGGAACGTCTAGGTTGACGCCTACGATACCCGCAGAGTCATCCTCGTTCTTAGTCAACGACATGGCTATGTCTTCGTTGGTGGGTCTTTTTTGGACTGCGCCCAAAGGTTTAATGGGCTGGAATTTTTCAACAGTCTGAAGATATTCTTGGGTAGTTATTTCACCCGCTTTAAGTTTTTTTGCAGCATCTTGAACTTCAGGGATACGAGTTTGTTTGATGCCTTTGTTGGCAGCTTTAAACTCTTCTATTTTTTCTGGTGTGATGCCCAGTTTTTGGCGTGCATCACCTAAAGAGCCTCCAAAAGCTGCAAATGTTACTTTGCCTCTTTTGTTTGTGGCCGCTTGACCGCTCCTGTCACGTACAGGTTCTGGAGGCTCTGGCCTCCCTTCTCCGCTGCGATTTGATTGCGGATCATCTGCGCCAGTGGCGAGTTCTCCCCGCGCTTTTGGATTTCCCTCTGGAGCTGGTCTTGTAAGGTACTCATCGTAATCGTCTCTAAAATAAACTTCTGTATCGTAATAGGTCATGCGTGCGTCAGACACATTACCATCGGCAATGGTATCAGCTACAACATCACGGAACAAGTCCGCTTGCTCCGCGTATATTTCGCTAGACCTCGCGGGATCAAAGGCGTCGTCGAACTCTGGCACGTACTGAAATCTCAGTCCTGTCAGCGCCGCTGTCTCTGGATCGCCTGATCTGGTCTGACGATTTATGCGGTCATCGAATCGCATGTCCGTTACATAAGTAAACCCATCGACCCCTTTCTCTCTAAGCCTTTCGGTTACCTTGGCCATCTGGGCAGGAGTGATGGATTC